GCGGAAAGCCAGGCGCGGGAGGCAGAGCGCAAACGCTGTTCGGATATTATGACTTTATGCCGGGAATTTAGTATTGACCCCAGTCCATTTATTGATGAGGGCCGTTCTTTGGCTGATGTTCAAACCGAAGTTCTCCGGCAAATGAAGGAGAGAAATAAACCAACCGAAACAGCAAGGACCAGCGTTGGCGAAGAAGATGGAGTAAAATTCAGCCGGGCAGCTTCTGACGCGATTTTGCTTAGAGGTGGCGTAAAAATAGAAAAACCGGCTGATGGTGCGAGCGAAATGCGGTCTATGCGGCTCAGGGATATGATGATTGAGTGTTTGGAACGTGGTGGTAATACAAAAGCCAGGTATTTGGGAGACCAAGACTTAATACGTGAAGCTTTAACGGGAGAGGGTGCTTTTGCTGGTATTCTTTCCAATGCTGCGAATAAATCGCTAAGTGATGGATACGCTGCTGCCGAAACTACCTTTGAGCAATGGACAGGTAAAGGTAGCAACCCGGATTTTAAAGAGGCAACCCATTATAGGTTGTCCGAGGGTGGCGACTTAGAGCAGATGACGGAGTCTGGTGAATTTAAAAATGACGAAGCCAGCGAAGAAAGTGCTACTAAGTCAGTATTAACGTTTGGTCGGGCCTGGAGTTTGAGCCGTAAAGCTATTGTTAACGATGATCTGAGTGCCTTGACCAGGCTTCCGGCACGGTATGCAGCGGCTGCTCGGCGAGGAATTAATAAACTTGTATATAGCAAGCTGGCTGAATCAACCAAAATATTTACCAGTGTGCATGGTAATTTAGCATCGGCAGGGGCAGCCCCTTCGGTGGCAACCTTGGGAGAAGCTCGCGCGGCTATGCGTAAACAGACCAATATTCGTGGTAAAGAAACTCTCAATATTAGTCCTAAATTTATTATTTTGCCAGCGGCTATTGAAACAGTAACGGAGCAACTTTTGGTTAGCATTACCGACCCAGCCAGTTCCAACGCGAATGTCCGTAATCCGTTTACCGGAAAACTGACAATGATTTGTGATGCTGAACTGGACCAATATAGTACAACGGCCTGGTATTTGGCAGCTCAGGCGGGGTTAGTTGATACACTTGAAGTTACTTATCTAAATGGACAAGAATCGCCGGTTATTGAGTCACAAGTTGCCTTTGACGTTTTAGGGATGAAGTGGCGTATCTACATTGATTATGGGGTTACAGTGCTGGATTATCGTGGCTTGTATAAAAATGCCGGGGCTTAAAAGAACTTGTAATAGAGGAGGAATGAATGATGACAACAGGGAGTTTAGCCTTTCAACGTGGGGAAATTCTTAATTATCCCGCTTCTGCCGATATTCAATATGGGGCTGTTGTAGCTTTATCTACGAGAATCGGAATTGCGAGGGAAGAAATCGCAAGCGGTGATACTGGATCGGTTGCTGTAACTGGTGTTTGGGAACTTCCAGCAGTTAGCGGGACAGCTTTTACTGTTGGTGAGGCCCTATACTGGGATGCAACGAATAGTTGTTTGACTACAACGTCGGACAGTAATACACCAGCAGGATGGTGCTTTGAAGCAAAAGAGTCGGCCACTACGACGGCGATTGTGAAAATAGGGTGAGAAAATGACGCTGAAAGAACAAATGGCAGCGGATATTGACGACGTTTTTTTAAATACGGATGATATGGCTGAAACCCATAGCATTGATGGGGTAGATATTGTTTGTATTTTAGAAAATGACAAGTCTAGTAAAAATTCCTTAGACGGCGTATATGTAATACGCCGTCAATTATTTGTGAAAGAATCTGATTTAGGCTATAAGCCAGAGCCTGAACAAAAAATGAAGATTGATGACACCTATTTTTATGTAGTGGATTGCATTGATGATGGGTTGTTGGAAGTAACATTGGAGCAACGTCAATCATGATAGAATTTAGTGATTCGGCTGTACAAAAAGCGGAAACATTGCTAGGCGGAATAAAGGATGCGTTGCCTAAAGTGCAAACCAGGGCAATAAATCGAAGTTTGCAAACGGCAAGGGCAGAAGCTGTTCGGGCCGTTCGCGCTGAGTACGCAGTTAGCGCCGAGGCTGTAAGAAAAACCATAGAAATAAAAAATGCCAGCTTTTCAAATCCGACCGGCACTATACTTTCAACCGGCAGCCCTATCGATCTTGCCAAGTTTGATATTAGTCCAAGCCGCCCCAATCCTAAAGCTAAAAATCCGGTTCTGGCAAGGGTTAAATTGGGTGGTGCCCGTAAACCTATAAAAAATGCTTTTCTAGCTAGGCTTTCAAATGGACACTTGGGGATTTTTATTCGGGCGGATAAGGGCCGTTTTCCAATTAAGCAATTGTATGGGCCATCAGTTCCGCAGATGATTGGGTCTGAGAATGTCAGTAAGAAGATTGAGGACAAAGCTGCGGAAACTTTGGGAAAACGGCTAGAACATGAAATCGACCGGATACTGGAGGGACATTCATGAATGTTTCGATTATGTTGGAGGAACTGGTTAAGCATATTCAAACAGCCACGAAACAAATGCAGCTAGTGACACCGAAAGGCACTGAACGCGTGCCTCAAGTTGTAAACGGTTATTTACCGCCGAAAGATCCAAAAGATACGGACGGGGTAGAAGATTTTCCGTATGTCATCATTCGGTATTTAAGCGATAACACAGATGATGATGGCGCTACTGCTCAAGTGAAAGTATATTGTGGCGTATATTCGGATGATGATCAGAAGGGCTGGCAAGATCTTATGAATCTCATGAATGCCATTAGAACTCACCTGTTGAGACAGCGGGCTTTCGGAAAGTGTTTTTCGGTAGAATTGCCAGTAAAACGTGAAATCCCGGAAGAACAGGGAGCGCCATATTGGGGAGGTTGGTTTACCCTAGAAATAGCAATTCCAACAATTTTAGAGGAGGATGATTATGTCAAACGATTCTTTGCAAAATGATGAAACGGCAGCGGTGGAATCGACGTCAGCAGCTAGTGTGGAAACTACTTCGGCGGCAACCGCAACGGCATCTACTAGTGATGCTTCTACAGCTTCCGCCGAGACTACTGCCACAGCTAAACAACTTATTTATGTTGGACCGAATATATCTAGCGAACGGCTAAACCGGTTCGCTGTGTTTAGAAATGGTTTACCGCAGCATATGGATGATACATTTACGGCGTGCTCGGCGGTTAAAAAGCTTTTTGTTGCCATAGATAAACTATCCGATGTCTTAGAGAAAATTAATAAAACAGGTACGGCCTATAATACTTGGTACAATCAGGTGCAAGCGTATCTTAAAAAGGGGTGAAATAGTTGAGTTATAAACATGGTGTATATATCAGTGAAGTTGATACATCCGTAAGTGCTCCTGTCGAGGTGGCGGCTGGGTTGCCGGTATTTGTTGGCCGAGCGCCGATCAATCTAGCTGATGATCCGACAGCCTATGTCAATAAGCCGTTTTATGCTGAAACTTATAGTGAAGCGGTAGCGGCCTTGGGCTATTCGGACGACTTTGAGAACTACGAACTTTGTGAAGCCATTTATGTAATGTTTAAATTATATGGTGTTGGGCCGGTGGTATTCATTAATGTGATGGACCCGACTGAGCATATTGCCTCTGTCTCAGGAAATACTGTAACCCTGGTTGATGCTGAAGCGACAATTGACCAAACAGGAATCTTACTTAGCTCACTGGTTGTTAAACTTACTTCGGATGGAGATGCCCTAACGGCTGATACTGATTATACTGCAGCTTTCGATGACGACGGAAAAGTGTTAATCACGTCTGTTGATGGCGGGGCTATTGATACGGCCGGCGCAACTAGTTTAGTTGTATCATATAACCATCTTGATCCATCGTTGGTTACCTCAACAGATATTATTGGTGGCACAGATTCATCAACCGGGGCGGCGACCGGCATGGAACTTATTGATCAGATTTTCCCGCTATACGGGGAAGTGCCGGGTTTGTTATTATCACCTGGATGGAGTGAGAAGTCTGCTATTGCGGCGGTAATGAAAACTAAGGTACAAAATATTAATTCATTGTTTACAGCGATGGCCATATGCGATATTGATTCCACAAGCGATGGAGCGGATTTATATACCGAAGTATATTCTTGGAAGACGACTAAAAATTATACCAGCCAGTATCAAATAAACTGTTGGCCAAAAGTTGCATTAGATAGTGTCGTATATCGGCTAAGCACTCATTTGGCTGGGCTTATTTGCTATACCGACTCGGAAAATGATGATATTCCATATGTCAGTCCATCGAATAAAACTTTGCAAATTGACAGTGTGGTTACTGCCGATGGCACCGAGGTTAACTTAGGCCCGGATCAAGCGGCCTATGTAAATGGGAAAGGTATTGTTACAGCGGTAAATATTATGGATGGCTGGAGAGCATGGGGTAATAATACTGGGATTTATCCATCGTCGACCGACCCCAAAGACCGCTGGATTCCGGTTCGACGCATGTTTAACTGGATCGGAAATTCAATCATAACAACGTATTGGGAAAAGGTTGACGATCCGATTAATAAGCGGCTCATTAAAACCGTTGTTGACAGTATGAACATATGGCTAAACAGCTTGACGGCCAAAGGTGCTTTACTTGGCGGTGAAGTTAAGTTTAACGAAGATGAAAATGCAACAACAGATTTATTAAATGGTGTTTTATCCTTCCATGTCTACATTACGCCGCCAATTCCGGCTGAGGACATGGAATTTATTTTGGAATTTGACACCAGTAATTTAGAAAGTTTGTTTGATGAGTAATGAGGAGGTGTAGACCATGAGCAGTGTAAACTCCATTCCGGAGCGCTTGGTTGACTTTAGGGTGTATTCAAACGGTAGTACTTTGCTTGGAGTTGCTGATGTTGAACTGCCAAAGGTTCAATTCCAGACAGCGCAGTTGAAAGGGGCTGGGATTCTAGGAGAACTTGAAACGCCAACGGTGGGGATGACAAAGTCGTTAAAAACAAAGATAACATTTAGGACAACCACCTCCGCAATGGTCAGCTTACTTGATTGTGCCGGTCATAGTTTGGAATTTCGTGGAGTTGTGCAGAAATGTGATGCATCGGGAAATCGTGGCTATGAAAGTTGTCGAGTTGTTGTCCGAGGTTTCCCGTCCGAAGGAGAACTCGGCAAAATGGATAAAGGAGCGTCAGGAAATAGCTCAATCGAATTGGAATGTGCGTATTTAAAGTATGTAATTAGTGATAGTACTGTTTTGGAAATTGATAAGCTTAACTACATATTTAAAGTAGGCGGAACAGACCTTTTATCTACAATAAAAACAGCTTTAGGCATAGTATAAGGAGGAAATTATGGATATTGTAAAATTAAGCAAGCCGATACAAAAAGACAATCAAGAATATACAATGTTAACTTTTGACTTTGATAAGCTAAACGGTCGACAGATTATTGCAGCGGAAACGGAAGCCCGCTTGTTAGGAGATAAAAGCGCTGACCTTCAGTTTTCAAAAAATTTTCAAGCGGTGTTAGCGGCAAAGGCTGCCCAAGAATCGCTAATTGTTGATGATATATTAGATCTATCGGCTCCAGACTTTTTAATGGTTACTAATACGGTATCCAATTTTTTATTTGGTTGGGTCTTGGAAAATCTCCAGGGAAAACAATCCGGCAAACAGCAATAAAATTGTGCACATATGCACCAGCTCCTTATTGGTTAAAAATGCCGTTGGGGGAGTTGAGCTTATGGGTGGCAGATGCAATAGCGCTGGCGGAAGAAGAAAGGAAGCGAGAAAATGGCGAATAGAAAAACTTTTGAAGTTGCATTCGAAATCGCCGGGAAGTTAGGGGCGACATTTCAAAGTACCTTTTCTTCCGTGTCGGCTCAGATGCAACGCCTTGGCGCACAATCTAATGCGTTAAGAAGTAATCTCAAGACCCTGGATAGTGCCTATAAACAAGGAAGTATATCGCTTGAAAGTTATAAAAATGCCCAGGCTAAGCTAAAAACGCAACTCGAAGAAACCCGATCAGCCCAGTCTAAACTCGCCGCCGCTCAATCGCAGCAAAATGAAACCAGCAAGCGGGCGGGAGAAATTAGAGGGAAGATGTTTGATACGGCAGCCATGGCAGCGCCCTTAGTGGCAGCGACTAAGGCTGCCATTGATTTTGAAACCGCGATGGGCGGGGTGGCAAAGCAAGTACAAGGGGCGCGCGACGATAATGGTGAATTGACTCAAACCTATTACGATATGCAAACCAATATCATGCAATTAAGCCGGGAACTTCGGATGATGCCGAATACGGTGGCGGATACCACGGCAGCGGCAGCTCGGATGGGTGTACAAGGAACTGATGCTTTAAATGAGTTTGTGAAAATGTCAGTACAAATGGGTGTAGCCTTTGAAGGTAGTGGAGACCAGATAGCAGAACAAATGGCCAAGATTGCTAATATTCGTGGTATTAAGCTTGATACTACAGAAGGCCGGGCGCAAATTAAAGATTTGGCTGATACGGTTAATTATCTTGACGATCAAACCACGGCCAAGGGGCCGGAAATTATTGAGGTGCTACAGCGGATCAGCGGCACTGCTGCACAGTCTACATTCTCCAATAATGAACTCGCAGCCCTCGCTACGACGATGCTGGATTTAGGAAAAGGGCCGGAAGTTGCAGCCACCGGGATTAATGCTCTTATGAACCGGATGGCCACGGCTCCATCTCAAGCAAAATCCTTTCAAGAGGCATTGGCTTCGCTTAACATGAGTGCAAAGGACTTGCAAAGCGCCTATATGTCGGATTCCAAAGGCACTTTGTTTAGTCTGTTAGATAAAATTAAGGGCATGGATAACGCGCAGCAGGCCGAAGTATTAACAGGCTTATTTGGGGCTGAATATCAGGATGATGTGTCGGCGCTTGCAGCCGGGTTGGATAAATTGCGGGGAAACTTTGATTTACTCAATGAATCGGCGCGACAAGGTAGTATGGAAAAAGAGTTCCAGGCGAAATTGAAATTGACAGCTTCCTCGATCGACGCAGTAAAACAGTCGGCGGCGGAAGCGGGTATTTCGCTTGGACAAGTTTTTTTACCCAGCATTGCGAGTGTCGCCGGAGCCTTTGCGTCCGGAGCGCGAGCGTTAGCATCATTTTCACAAGCGCACCCTGCATTGACGCAAGGAATAATATTGGCCACGGCGGGACTTGTCGGTTTCCGGTTAGCTTGGTTGACGACGTCCTTTGTTATGAACCAATATAAAGATACGGTTTCAGGAGTTAGGCTGCTTTTAGCAAGTCAAAACGCACAGTTGGTAATAAGCCGAACCACAACGCTGTTATCTGTTGGGGCGACGCAAGCGGCAACTGCCGCTCAGTGGTTGTGGAATGCAGCAATGACGGCCAATCCTATCGGATTGCTGATCATTGGGATAGCGGCTTTGGTTGCGGCTGGATATGTCTTGTACCAGAATTGGGATACCATTGGGTCGTTTTTATCCACTGTATGGAATAATCCATCAGCGGCGATTGACCAGTTTTGTAGTTATATTAGGGTACAGTTTGAGAGTGCCTTAAATTGGCTGTCTGAAAAATGGGAATGGGTTAAAGGTATCTTTAGTAACCCTATCCAAGCAAACGTGCAGGCCAGCGCCACAGCGGGTGGGACAAATCAAATCTACGCCAATGCTACCGGAGGTATTTATGGCAAGGGCGCGTTTTTAACGACGTTTGCTGAAGATAGCGACGAAGCGGCTATTCCGTTGGATGGTTCGCCAAGAGCCGTGTCTTTGTGGCAAAAAGCAGGCGACATGCTGGGGGTGAGTAGGGGCGGAGGTACAAATATGCAGGTTACCTTTGCCCCGGTCATTCATGGAGCTGGGCCGGAAATCATGCCAGAATTACAGCGTCAGCAAGACAGTTTTATGGATCAGTTAAAAGAGGCCGTTTATCAACAGGGGAGGTTAGAGCTTGGCTAGTACCTATAAAACAAAAGCCGGGGATACGTGGGACTTGATCGCTTATAAAGAGTATGGCGACGAATATAAAATGCAGGACCTTATTGAAGCGAATCCGGACTATGTGACAACTGTAATATTTAGTGCTGGTGTGGAATTGACAATACCGGATGAGTCTTCTACGACATCCACGAATCTGCCGCCCTGGAAGGTTAGCAGTTCATGACCGCGACTTCATTAGCTCGCCAATCAACCCTTGAAGTAACGTATGAGAGTACAAATATTACCGAATCGTTACGGCCTTATTTAAAAAGCTGGTCCTTTACCGATAATTTAAGCGACTACTCCGATGAATTACAGTTAACCTTGGCTGATAAGACCCAGCTATGGATTGATGACTGGTTTCCTGATAAAGGAGCTAAAGTTGATGCGAACATAAAACAAAGTAATTGGTGGAATGAGAATGTTGACGAAGAGTTGCCTTTAGGTGAGTTTGAAATTGATGAAATTGACGTAAGTTATCCGCCGTCGGAAGTGACCATAAAAGCGCTGACGGTTCCTCAGTCATGCGCGTTAAAAGGGGAAAATAAGAATCGCAGCTGGGAGAAAACAAAGCTATCGGTGATTGCTAATGATATAGCATCGGATGCAGGGCTTACGCTTTACTATGACGTATCTGACGACCCGGAGTATGACAACATGGAACAGATAGAGCAAAGCGATTTAAGCCTTTTAATGAAACTATGCAAAGATGCCGGACTGGCCATAAAAGTATCCGACGGAAAATTGGTTATTTTTGATGAAGCCGCTTATGAACAGGCTGATGCCGTTATGACCATTGACCGTGAAACGTATCAAATAAAGAAATATCAGGGCCGATCTACGCTTAATGATACTTATAATGCTTGCAGGATTAAATACCGTAGCCCCAAAGGTAAAAAGAATTATGATTATACCTTTACTCCATCGGATCCTCCAGATACGGAAAGGGTATTAGTTTTACGTGAACAATTTGACGATTTATCAGAAGCGGAAAGAAAAGCAAAAAAGGCTTTAAGGGAAAAGAACAGCCAGGCTTGGCAGTTTAGTATAACAATCCTAGCGGACCTCGCGATCTTTGCCAGTATGGTTGTAATATTAAAAAACTTTGGCAAGTTTGATGGTAACTGGTTAGTAATCAAGGCTACACACAGTCAAAGTAGCAGCGGCCATGAGGTTAGCATGGAATTGCGCCGCTGCTTGGTGGGGTATTGATATGGACAATGAAATAAAAAATTTATTTCGTGTAGGGACGGTTTCAAGTATTGATGGAGAAAACCAATTAGTTAAAGTTGCGTTTGATGATTTAGATGATACAGTGTCAGCGTGGCTGCAGGTTGCTGCTTTTGGTGCTTATAGTGATGATTGCTATTGGATTCCGGACCCTGGTGAACAGGTTATGTGTATGTTTATGCCGACTGGCCACTCCGAAGGGTATGTATTATTTAGCGTTAGGAGTGATGATAATGCTCCTACTAATGGTGCCCAGGGAAGGCGGTATATAAACTTCGGTGACGGAACGGTCTTGCAATATGACCGTTCCAGCAGCGAATTAACAGTAAACTGTGTGGGCGCGGTCAATATAACTGGGGCCAGCGGCATTACCGTCAACGGCGATGTTACTATTAAGGGCAATCTTACGGCCACCGGTGATGTTACAGCGGGCGGCATATCGCTAGAATCGCATACCCATAGTGGAGTTGAATCTGGCGGAAGCTCTACCGGAAAGCCGCAGTAAGGAGGCGGTAAAATGTCTATAGGAGTATTAAGCGGTAAGGTTAGTGGGAAAACGGTCGAGGTTGTTTTCCAGTCTTATTACAAATCATCCAGTAATGAAAATACATATAGTTTGGCCAATGGTTTAGTTAACGTTTCCCAAAGTTCTAGTGGCGGGTTATCTGTGAGTGTAGCCGGAATTAGCTTGACCGGCTCCAAAAGCAGCACAAGTGTTAAAGTTATGACGTTTGACGATCTGCAGCGGGAAAGTTCCGCTCGTTGGGCTACACATGAGATTATTGGCACGGATCAAAAGCCGATTTTAGAGTTTGTCGGTCAAGGGTTAGAAACTATTAGTTTTACCGTTTTGATGAGCACCATGTTGGGCATTACGCCCATTGATGAGTTGAAAAAGTTACGGCAGCTTAGAGACAATGGCGCGGTATGTACGTTCACGATCGGTGGTAATGCGGTCACGACAAATTCATGGGTGATTATGAAGCTGACAGAAAGCCACAAAAACTATGATAATAAAGGTAATTTATTAGTCGCATCGGTCAATGTAAGTCTTACTGAGTATGTGAAACTGGCAAAGGAGAGCTGATATGGCAGTTTATGATGTAAGTTACGACAGTGGGTTAACCATTGATTTTTCCGCTACCGGGAACACGGAAATACTGCAGAATGTCGCGATGATCCTGGCGTCGGTCGCATACTCTTGCCCTATGGCACGCAGCTTTGCCTGGGATGGCAGTGTTTTAGATCGGCCGATGAATATAGCCATGTCTCTTTTATCATCGCGGCTAATTGCTGCCATTACGGAATATGAGTCACGGGTGGAAGTAGAAAGCGTTACTTTTGAAGGTGATGAAAACGGCTTATCTGGTCTTTTAAAGCCGACAGTGAAAGTGAGGATTATTGACGATGGCTGATTTAACGGGAGTTGCCTTTGCTGAAAAAGATTCGACAACCATTGAAACTGAGGTCATAGATCAATACGAAGAAGCAGCCGGGGTGACATTAGTCGACGCCGATCCGCGTAAGTTGATGCTGGATGCTTTAGTGCCAATATTGGTAAGCCAAAGGTCATATATAGATTCTGCCGCTAAACAGAATTTATTATATTATGCGACCGGGGATTATTTGGACCAGATTGGCTATTTGGTCAATTGCACCAGAACAGCAGGTACCGCGGCGAGTTGTACGATACGATTTACGTTATCGACAACCAGAACGGTAGATACGGTCATCGCCTCCGGTATTCGAGTGACTTCCGGCGATGGTGTTTATTTTGCCACAACCGGAGAAGTAACAATAACTGCTGGTGACACGTATGCGGATGCTACTGCTGAATGTACTACTACTGGGACAGATGGCAATGATTATGCTATAGGGAGTTTGACAACGTTAGTAGACTCAGTAACATATGTGGCATCAGTGAATAATACTACGGCCAGTTCCGGCGGGACCGATGAAGAAACCGACGATTCGTATAGAGAACGGATTCATGAAGCGCCTGAGAGCTTTTCGGTAGCTGGTCCGACTGGTGCATATGAGTATTGGGCAAAATCGGTTTCCAGCGACATTGCCGACGTGGAGGTATATTCGCCGAGTGCTGGGGTAGTTACGATCTGTCCGTTATTAACTGATGGAGAAATTCCTAGCGATGAACTGTTGGCCAGTGTTTTGGAAACCTGCAACGACGATGAAGTCCGGCCATTAACGGATAATGTTAAGGTGGTGGCACCAACCCAAGTCAGTTATGACATTGACGTGACCTATTATATTTCCGAAGATGACGCCACGACAGCGGCCAGCATTCAGACGGCGGTAGGAACAGCCGTAGAAACTTATGAAACTTGGCAAAAATCTGTATTAGGGCGGGGAATAGATCCGTCGCGCCTGGTATATTTAATGATTAAAGCTGGTGCCAGCAGGGTTACGGTTACTTCGCCAACGTATACAGCGTTGGAGCAAAATCAGGTAGCAAAGGAAAATACCGTTAGCGTCAATTATGGAGGTACTGAATGAGTAAAACCATTTTTGACGTTACGTGGCTTGATTTAATACCGCAGGTACTAACGAGTGATGCCCAAGTACAAGCGATGAGTGCGGCAATCAGCCCACAGATGCAGGCTGTAAGCAATGCAATAGTTGAGTGTATTTTACTTGCCAGGCTGGATGAATTGGACGAAGATATTGTCGATTTGTTAGCTTGGCAGTATCATGTTGATTTTTATGATGATGAATTGACGCTTACCCAAAAGCGGGAGTTGGTAAAACAGGCTATTGATTGGCACCGACGTAAAGGAACACCATCGGCAGTAAAGGATGCAGTATCGACGGTTTTCAGCAACGGTGTAGTTACCGAGTGGTTTGATTATGATGGTGAGCCGTATTATTTTCGAGTAACCACGGATGAAGTGGTTTCAGATGCAACGGCCTATAGCAGGTTGGTGAAGCTGATTAATACTGTTAAAAATACCAGGTCGTGGTTAGAAGCAATTATTCTCCAACGAACATGGTCTGGTAATATGTATTTTGGAAGTGCGTTGGTGTCTGGTAAAACGCTTACTTTAAGCCCGAAGGCATTCGTTATGGACAAGGTTAAGGGCTTGAATTATTATGGAACGGCGCTTCATGTAGGAAAAACGCTAACGTTAAAGGAGGTATAAACATTTGGCTTTCAATGGCTTAACAATGACGACGAAGGGCATTAATCTGCAGACCAAAGTACAGGCCGGTGCCACATTGAATTTTACAAAAATGAAAGTCGGTGATGGCGTATTATCTTCCAGTACTACGCTTGCATCACTGACGGATTTGGTTGAATCTAAGTTAGAAGTTGAAATTGAATCTGTAACTTCATTAGGTGATGGAACTTACCGGGTCCGTGGTACGTTGACTAATTCCAGCGTAACTACGGGCTTTTTTCTTAGAGAAGTCGGGGTGTTCGCGACAGATCCAGACGACGGTGAGATTTTGTATTCCGTAGCCAATGCTGGGGATGAATGCGATTATCTTCCTGCTGGCGGTGGTTCGGTAGTTGTGGAAGAAGTCTTGGATATTATAACCGCAGTTGGCAGTGCGTCCAGTGTTACGGCGACGATTAACGAGGGTTCGGTTCTGTTATCTAAAGCAACGTTTACCGAACACCAGGATGCCAACCCGATCGATCATCCGGATAGCAGCGTGACGACGATTAAAATTGCTGATAACGCGGTGACTGATGCAAAGATCGGCAACCGAACTATTGATGATACCGTGACGGCGGCCAGCGGGTCCGGGGTGCTGACGAATTTGCTGAGTAAGTTAGCCAACATAATTAAGCAAATAACCGGGGAATCAAATTGGTATACGGCACCAGACACAACACTGGCAAAAGCGGCAAGTCATATTAGTGCATCGTCGGCAGCACATGCGGCCAGTGCCATAAGCAACACGGCGAGTGGTAATATATCTTCAACAACGGTGCAAGCGGCGCTTAATGAATTGGATACGGAGAAAGCG